TCGCCGCTATATGTCCAAGTCATGGTGGTGGTAGCTCCTGTAATTCTGAACCCTGTGCGATCACACGAACAATAGTATCAGATCGAGTGATCATATCATCTAAAACAACGCATTCGAATTGTTCACCGACTCCAAGAGTACCATCCAGCCTTGCGACGGCCCCATGTTTGTGCCAGCCGCCAAATGTCACTCTGAACGCCAACGCGTGGTCCGTATTGCCTTGTTTCGGTGTAAATGAACTTGTGTCAAATCCCCACAATGACCCTTCCAAATTTTGATCGACAGTTCTTAAATTTTTATACGAACCATCGCCCCTTCTAACCCGGAATAACAGCCCGATGGGGAGTACTCCGTTGGACCCGAACCCTGTGAAATCCATCGCTGACGGCCCAACAATCACGAGAACGATTCGGACGATATCTCCAGCCTGTGCGGGAGATGGTTCTACCTTGAATATAACCGGTGTGGTTGATCCGTCAGCCAGTGCTAAATTTCGGTTGCCCGTCATGACGGGTGCGCCGATTGGGAATACATCGCCGACGAGCTGATTAATAGTGATATCATCGCCAGATATAGCTAGAATTTTCGCCTGAATGAATCTGCCACTTGATGTCACACCAACTTCGAGGACTGTACCGACATCGCCGTCAGGATAAACACTGGTTCCCGGTACCGTTCCGGGGGTTAGCCCGTGTCCGGGATCTAAAGCGATTACCCTAGAGGCTGGGTCGGTGGCGACAGCCAGAGTACCAGTGTGTAATTCTTGAAGAAAGTCAAGATCCAACATCTCCGACGTTGAATCATTGACGGTAACTTGTAGGGTGACACCGCCTCGATCAGAAGTTTCAGTTACTTCTGGTAGAGAACAGGGTAACGGGGCTTGATCATCAATATCTTCCCCGTCGCCGTGCTCCAGCACAACCGAGCGTTTTGGATATCCCTTAGTAGGCATTAATTAGATACTCCTACTATATTCATGTCAGGTTCTGCATAAATGTGTCGGACATTGCTTCGTTCCAAACTTCATCCGATGCTACCGTTATTGACAATCCTGTAACACCTGATGCATTTTCGTTTACTCTGATCTCTGTCGGTGGCGATGTGAAATCCGCTTTAGCAGCTGCGGTGGTACTGGTTGCAGTGACAGCGTCGACCCAAAGGCGCAACCCGTCTTTATCCGCTACTACGCGCATGTTAAGTTCGTCGCCAGCCACGTAGTTCAGCGCTGCCGCCGTTGTTGAGGCAGCGCCAACCACCCCTCCAACAGAGCGGTTTAAGTGGATTTGATCATTAGTTGCATCGACCGCTAGTTCGAGGTAGTTTGTCGCGTCAAATACAAGGGAGAACAGAGCGTGATCCGCGCCCTTGGCATCTGATCCGTTGAAGTTCAGCGTGACTTTTAGCTGGAAGCTGACGCCGTTAACGGGGACGGACCACGCCCTACGCATCTCTGTAGGGCTGGTGTCCAATAGCACCCCGCGCATAAACTCAGGAGTTAACAGCGGATCTGTTACCGCATCAACAGCCGCAAAACCTGTCGCGTTAGGATGCAATCCATCACCAGAATCAAATGCCGCCAGCAAGGTGTCGGCGGCTCCAGGATCTTCAAGGATCGTAAACATATCCGTTACACGGCGCGGGTCGTAGGTATCTCGAATAGATTGGTTATAGGTATCTGTCCACCCCTGCTTCTCAGATGTCCATGATGTGTGGGCCTTCCACGGTCCGACTGTATAAACCTGATACTGAAGTTCATTAGCAATCGCAAACGCAACCGCAGCAGCTTGGTCTATAGCCATCTGCGTCGTTGGGTCTACAGATGCCTGCACTATGTCGTTAATTCCACCCTCAATAAGTACAAAGTTGTCTGATGATTTAAATGTATGTCCAGTCAAGACACTTAAAATTTGCGGCAAAGTATCTCCTGAGACACCCTGCGTTGAAAACGCGATGCCTGACAGCGTAGGTAGATTGCTACCTAAATCAGTAAAGTCGTTTGTAAAAGAGTCGCCAAAGATCACCCCTGAATCATATGCGCGTATCGGACTAATCGAGACGCCTGACAACTCAGTGACAACGTTGCTGCTAACTGTATTGGTGTTTGTCGCTAAGAATGCGGATGTTCTGTCCACCAGCTCAGATGGCGCGTTCTGGTTGACCAACCCCGTCACATCTCGTAATAGAGGCTCTGTCATGACCATTGTGGATGCCGCGGCTTCATTTCCGTTAACCCCGATGCCGTACCTGACAATTTTGGATTCTGTCGCATTTGCAGTGAAAACGACCTGCAATAGGCCACTTGACGGGAAGTCTAGCGAGTTCTCGCCCGTTGGTGCCGTGACAAACGCCTGCATATTCTCAAGGGTTCCCGCAGCGCCAGACTGGATATCAACCCTGCATGACAGGCAGTAAGTTCTACCTGATACAAAATTGGATGTTGTCCCGATAAAGACCCTCCCTCCACCGGGGTTAACAAACGTCGCAGTCCTCTTGTCCGCACTCAGCGTAACCGTCGCCCCATCGGCCTCAAATGGCGCGGTAAAAACATCATCCCAGGTGGAGAGTCTAAATAGATTTGTCTCGTGCCGGCTGAACTCATCTGTTACGGAGATGCTAGGCCCAGAGCCTTCTGTCACGTTTCCAAGGCCGTCAACCGTATTACCGTTTTCTATATCTAGGAACCGTACACCATCAACGTGCTGACTGGGATTCTGATTAAACTGGTCAGTCACCTCCTCTAGTTGATCCTTTCTAAAGTCAACTGATGCCGCACTATTTCCTGTGGCCCCGCCTATCTGAGCAATTACGCCTGTGTTAGAAGTAACCCCGGTAAGGGTAGACCCAGCTACGTGCTGCCAATCTCCCGTTAGGGTGATCTGTTTGGCCGCGCCAGTGAATGTTCCTCCAGCGCCACGTTTAATGTTTATAAGTACATTCTTGCCTATATCTGCACCAGAGCCACGCACCTCTAGTGATTGGACAAACTCCCTTCCATCTATACTGACGCCGGACAATACTTCTTCTTCTGCCCTAGTTGCTGATCCAGTCATCCCAGAGACTGTGCTCGTGCCGTCGCCATTGTCCGTATAGGTCGCGCCTATTCCCACATAAGTCGCGCCTGTGAGCAGGTTCTCAACCATCCGCGCCCCAACATGCGCCGACTGATCTTGAGGAACAGTCTTAGTCAGCCCTTCGTAGTCGGTGAATGTTTTAGATGGGCCTGTGTGCACAAACGGCCCGACGTTCGTCGTAAAGATCTGCAGGAACGACGTTATCGATTTTATCCCGGAAATAAGAGGACCTAGCCCGATAAACATTACTGAACACCGATCAAGTTGGTCGCCGTTGTGCCTGTAGCAAATATCCGGGAAGCTTGGACAGGCAAAACAGCTCCCGTTGGAACGTTTAGAAAGGTCACGGTCCCACCGCTAATAGCTGTTAGTTTGATGTCACCACCGACACCGACATAGATAGAACGGGTCTGGATAGGCAGATCCGTGCTGTCATTGGGGGTGACATCAAAAACAGAAAACGCCGGAGCGGTTATAAATTCCTTATTTGTGGGCATGACCTTTTACCTCTTAACTAACGTTGGTTGGAGGGTTATGCGCCCCAAAGTTCCATGATGAACTGGCCTGCTGTGTACGTGCCAACCGTTCCAGCTTCACCGTTGACCAGATACAGATGCTGATCTGCTGCCGGTAAAGCGGCCAATGCGATCTGCGTTGCATAAGCGCCCAATGCGGCGGAACCTTTATTCAACAGAACAGTATCGTTGGTCAGAGCAGCGATGCCACCATCAAATGCGCCTGTGGCTTCATCAGCTGAATAGAAGATGATGTCATCAGCGCCCGTTGCGGGGGTTTCCAGCCACGTCACTTGGCCGAAGAAAATCGCACCATTGAGCGCGGCGGTAATCTGCCCTAGATGCGCATTTCCCACGCCCGTTCCGATGATATCCAGATCGGTGGTGGATGATTGCAAATCCGTCATATCCACAAAGATGGTGGTCTTGAAAATACCGCCCACTTTCTCAACAGACGTGTGATGCAGCGTCCCGGTTCCATCGGTAATACCGGCACCGGCTGTCAGTTGCTGTACCGATTGGTCGAGGATGTTCAGTTCCGCAGTGGTGGCTGTCACGCCATCGAGTGTATTCAATTCCGCTGCAGAAGCACTGACCAGAACCCCGCCCAGAAACAGCCCGCCAAGAGCACGACGGCCATTATCGCGTTGTGTAATACCCATTACTTATCTCCCGTCTTGACGATTGATTTTACCGGAGCAACGACCTTTTTGGCAGGCGCTGATTTAGATGCACAGGCCAATTTCGTTTCCAGCTCTTGAATCCGATCGGCCTGAGCCACATTTTTGGCCTTCAGCTCAGCGACTTCGGGTGAATCCCCGATCAGGCGAATCCGCCCTTCTTCGGTCATCGCTCGGACATTTTCCGGGTTCCATTTGCTGATATCCACGATTTGTCCGGGTTTAATCGGACCATCAGCGACGTAAAGGACCCGCATTACTTCAGCTTGTTGACGCATGACACTTCTCCTTCAAAAATGGGAGGGCCGATACTGCCAGCCCTCCCTGCCGTGTTAAGCGATGGCACCGTTGAAGAAGTAACCGAGGTCGGTAGCCACAATCTTGTTATCGAATGCGGTTTCAATCTCGATACGGTCAGCGGGACGACCAGAACCACGAAGATCGTAGTTATTGATACGTTGGCCTTCGGCAGAGCCTTCCAGTCCAGTCCAGATCATCGAATATCCCGCAGAGGGGGTCATCAGTGATGGAGTTGGGTTGACGAAGCAAAGTAAAGCGTTCTTACCAGCGGCAAAGTCGAAAGTGCCGGTAGCGCCTTCGGCGTTGGTGGCGAATGCAGCTCTGCTGACCAGTACCCGATCCAATTCAAACACGCGAGCCAGCAAATCCGCAGTAATAGATTCGGAGCTGGTGTACTTGTAGATCTCCTTGATCAACGGATGACGGGTGAGCGCCTTGAACACCTGATAACCGAGCACTAAAGTATTCGGCTCGAAACCGGTGTTCTTCAGGATGGTTTCGCGACCTTCATCGATATCCACGATAGGATCGGAGGCGGCTTGGTCGTTCCACAGATCGGTAGGAACTTTATCCGTGCCCCAAATCGAAGCCGCAAACGCATCGCTAACCCACTGGCGCTCACGGCGGATCAGAGCTTTCTGGGTCAGGAAGTTGGTGGCATCGCGGTCCGGGTCCAGAGGATTGTCGGAGTTAGCGCGGGTTTGATCACCGATGTCCTTATGCAGCGCGAACACATCGCAACTATAGTTGTCGGTTGCCAGGCGATAGCCAGCCCCGGCAGATTCAGCGCCGTCAGCACGCTGCTCCATTTCATCACGAAGGAAATCGTTTTTGTCGTAAACGAAATACTTGTCTGATTGTTTTTGTACCGGTACGACCGGAAACACCTGAGTACTAATAAAGTTGGAAGCCTTTTGCATATAGGCAACCGAAATATTAGTGAGAATACTGTCAACATGGACAGAACTGCGAGTGGGATTAGGCATTTAATATGCTCCTGTCCTAGTTTAGTTTACCTGACCGCCTGAAGGCGTGACCAGAATTGTTGCGAATTCACCTGCTGAAGCGCCGATCAGACACTTGCCGAGAGTAAAGTCGCCGGTCGCAGCCGCAATGACCGCGCCAGTCGCGTCGGTCTGGACGCCATCTCCAGCGGCGATATCACCGGTACCAACCTTCGCTTTGGACACGCCACCGGTACGGACTTTAGCAGCCGCGCCAGAAATAGGGTCGTTTTGCAGAATGCCCAGTGCTGATTCACCAGCGGAAGAGGCCAGCGCGACAGTTTTATCCGCGCTAACAACAACCACAAAGTATTGCTTGGTACTCAGGTCAGCGCCAGCCAACATAAAACCAATGTCCTGTCCAGTATCAACTTCGATAGCCATGATTAAAGTTCTCCGCTTAGTTCATTTCAGCACGGTAGGCACCGTACAGTTCAGGGTTGGTTTCAAGGACCTTGGTTACTGCGACAGCCTTGGTCATCGAGCTGTCCTTGGCGATAAGGTCACTGGCCAGTTTATTGACCTTTTCCAGCGCCGAATTCTCACCGCCGCTGCCGTCATCACCAGCCACTTTGAACAGACCAGCCGCCTTGGCTTGAGCCTCTGCAGCGTTGACGATGCTATGCACCTCATCAGCCAGCTTCGGATCCAGTTTGGCAACCTTAAACATGACGCCGCCTGATTCAGCGGTGGCGCACTTGCCGATCCAGTCGCCTTTCAGCTTATCATCTTCCATTTTCTGGATGCGATCGGTGTTGGTCTTATTGATGGCGTCCTGATCATCAAGCTTTTTCTGGACCGCTTCCGGCAGATCGGTCTTGATGAAACCATCACCGTTGTCGTTAGCCTTGTTGATCTTGGCTTCCAACTTGTTGGCCTTAGCAACAGCTGTAGCCAGATCGGCGGTTAGTTTGGTGATGGTCGTGCCATTTGCTTCCAGATCCGTTGCCTGCTTTGCAATGGTGTCAACCATCTCTTTGTTCTTTGCGAGAATGTCATCTTGATCAGACATAAGTTGGTGCTCCTTAGCGAGTTCCGCAACTGCGGCGTGGAATTGAGCCGCTGAGTCACGGATGGCAGCGGCCTTATTGGTAATTTCGGAATCATTTTGGATGGAGTGCACTGATGTCAAGAAGGCATCCATCATGCGCCAGATTCGTTCGTTTGCCTCTTGTTGATTAGCGGCTTGGTTGAACGAAACAGCGTCGTGATCGCTTTTCATCAACACGATGTGAGCCCCCGGATTAGCGCCTTTATCCACTAAAGAGACTTCAGTAAGCTTGATATTAACTAGATTCTTGGGCATTATTCCTCTCCGAGAATGGGGTTATTAAACGCGTTCACCGCTGCCCCCAATAGAGAGCATTTTGTATTCGCCTTTTTTGATTTTTTGCCAAACTTCGTCATCGTCGATCTTCATGACAACAAACCATCCCTCTTGACCTAGGTCAATGCCGAGAGCATCCTGCATCGACTTGCTGAAAACCATGCTCTCAACAACCTTGCCGACTCCTGTGGTTTTTACGTGCATTTCACCGGCTTCACGGCAATTGACAACAAAATCGCGAGCGCACTGTTCCAATTCTTCTATCGAAATGATGTCTTCTTGCGAGTCTTCTACGGGCTTTCCGTTCTTGGTGATAACAGACGCCCACGCATAAACCAGTTGCTTATCGTCATCTGATTTAGTAATTTCGGCAGTCATTTGGATATTGCTCATCTTTTCGACACCTTTTTTAACCCAAACCTTTCCGGTTGTGGGCTTCTTCCAATTCTGCTTCACTACGCTCCATGCGCTGGCAAATGCCTGTTCTTCCGACTTCCCCGCGTCTAATTGCGAATTGGCCACGCCACGAAATACCGATTGAGCTGCGGCAGGTAAAACATCGCGGATTGTTTTCGGTAAATCTTTGTTGGCTTTGAACGGCATGATATTACCCCAAATTTGTCAGTATTGCAACACAGCGGCAGTTGATTAGGTCGATATGCGAGTCATGTGGCCCGATCACAGGGCCAAAGGGCGTTTGGAACTGCTCATCCAAACCAACGCCGTCTGGGTTCATTCCCGGAATGGCGGCATGGTCTTCACGCAGCCTATCATCCGGGGTCACAAGCCATTCCCGCTTCACCGTATCTGGCAATAGCCCTTGATCTTGGGCCTGTCGCCACGATTCCAATTGTCCGGCTTGTACGGCGTTTATGGACTCCGTACGGGCTATATCCAGTGACCGCTTGTTCACCAGAGATTGATGATAGCGGTTGACCAATTTATTGATCTGAGTACTTGACAGCCCGCCTTTTTTCATGTGCCTGCGGACGACGGCTTTTTCCGCTGCCGATAGCCTACGCAGCCAGGGAGCTTTGAACCCTAAATTCTGTTGCGAGTCTAACTGATTTTTAAAATTCGTGACCGCTTTAGCCTGACTATTCGTTAACCCCACCAGCTCACGGATGCTCCGAGCCGCTGTACGAGGTGCCACGCCCGTTTCAACCGCGTTTGTGATGATAACCCTAACGCCGTCCTGTGTAGCCTTTGTCACCTGCCGTATCAGGAGGGCGGTACGAGTTTCGGCCCATGCCACTGCGCGGGGGTTGAAAATGTCAAACGAAATGCCAACCGCAGCTTTTTTAGGTAACTGGGAGATCCCAACAGTGGCACCGGCACCAAAAGCCGTTCGTAACTCCTCCCTGAACGATTTGATGTCGGGATCTATGCCCTTGCCGATCAGGATGTCTCCCAACGCGTCCACGTTTACGATTCTTAATGCGGCTTCGATCCTGCCCTCAGCAAGGGCCGTTTCAAGATCGGACATGTTAATTTGATCTTTCAGCAGCCCTATCGCCAACAGAAATGCTTTCCGCAATTTCGGGCGCATTTTGTCAGCCGCATCATGCACAGCTTGGAATTTGTCGCGGCGCGAAGCCTTAAGGATTAGATCCAGCATCATCTTCGTCGTCGTCGTTATCGTGGTCGGTGTTGTTGTCGGTGATGTCGTCATCGTCATCATTGTCGAATATGAGATCGCTGTCTTCAACCGGGGGCAAATCCAGCAATTCACGCGCCTTATTCTGTAGCGGTTCATCCGGGATAAGGATGCCCGATAGTGTCAACTTACTAACGATTTCAGCGAATTGAGCAACATCAACCTTTTCAACGTCTCCCGGCACTAATTTTGGTGACAACGTTTGACTGATACCGTTCAAGGTCATCAATCGCGGGATGGTGAACCGATTAAAAACGTCGGCAATCGATTTTAACCACGTCGCAATGGCAGAAGCAAACAGAGCGGTCTTGTCTGACGACAGGGCGAAACTCCCGACCTTATCCTGCCCGAGCAGAATGAAATCGGCCAACACTGTCATCGCGATCCGCTTGTCATATCGGCTGATGATTTCCGTGGTGTTGAATTGGCGACTACCACCAGTGGTCAACAGCTCCAACTTATATACCGAGTTACCTTCATCGTCGAAGGCAGAGGGCATAATCACGCCCTCTTGTTCGTCACGCCGGATATTACGAACAACGGTTTTCAAATTTTCGAGTGTGGCCTTTTCATCGGCGCTGGCACCTTCCTGCATGATCTGAGCGGGAGCATGAATAACTGGCAAACCAGCCAAATCGCGCTCAATGCCGATGCCTTCGATTTCCTCGATACGCTTCTTGAAGAACCAAGGACGGTATGCATTGCGTAGCGCCGAGCGTCCTTCAGGGTTGTTCTTGTGGGAGGTAGTGCGGAACAACATCCCTTTTTCAATCGGGATAAATGCACGGCCTCCTGACCGAGTAGATTGAGTAGATTGGTTCATGCCACGAAGGCTACCGTCATCCTCATCAAATACCCAATTCTCAAGGGAATCTTGCGAGCGGATAGGTAGCTTGCGCCAGCCAATCATCCCATCGGAAAATTTGGACCGGCGCGTTGCGTCAGACTCTTCCGGGCCAATCCGTTTCTTGTAAACAATCTCGTGATAACTCCAGCCAAACACTAGCATGGAAATGATCTCATCCATCAGATCTTCCCAAGTGTGAGACATGTCATGACGGCAAGTTTCAACGAATTCTGCAATGTCTACAGCTTGGGGGGTCGCATCAGCGGGCTCAACACGCCAATCGACGTTGCGCAGGAGCATTCTCACTGCGAACAAAATGGCTCCAACAACAGGGTCATTATCGCTCATTTCGCGATAAGTTTTGATGGCCCTATTACCTTTCAGCACCACCAAAAATTCTTCGTTAATCCGTCCGCCAGCCTGCTCCAGACCGGTGACTCCTACCTCAGCAGTGATCGCGTTGTTTTCGGCCATTTTATATCATCCAATTACTTGATTTGCCAAGCCCGATAACGTTAGCGGTTGTGTTAATTTTGACCTTAGGCGGCATCAACCTCGTAAGGCCCCATACCAGCGCGTCAATTCTGTTAGGCGATTCTCTCGTATTGAATGGTACCCAACCCATCATCTCGCTCTCAAGGTCATCGAGCCCTTCGGAGTGTGACACCAAGCCCTGCTCATAGAGAGCTACGGTTGGCTCGGCCCGTAATGCCTTTCCTTTAGTGGCGCTGACGTTCTTGATTCGTCCTTCAAACCCGTTTAACCGCAGCACATTCTCGACGAGATCGCCACCGTTATTGACTTCCACGACGATTTCATCCGCATCATGTTTTTCAAAAACGTTGATCACCCGAGTTGCCCATGTTTGAGTGCTCGCTTTGATCGTATAATCAGCATCGACGTTGTACCTGTTGCCGCGTCTGCTGACAACCATTATGCCCGTTTCATCACTGTTCGGGTTGTTGGTCACTGCCGGATCGACCGCTACCACCGTTTTCTCAGGCTCATCGGCAAACACCAAACCTTGGGCCGCGATGATCATTTCGTAATCCCATAACGCCCCGTCTATGTCGAGCGTGAACTTGCCGGATATGAACCGGTCACGCTGCTTTTTCGGTAGCCGTTCCAGAATCGCCATGTATCCCGGCGCAAGATTCATCAGGTTGTCTGCGGGATTCATTATAAGGTACGGTATGCGATCTACCAAAGGCTGCAGATCTACAGGATTCCGACCTTCAATAAAGTAGATATACGTCCAATGCTTCTTCGATGGCGGGTTGAAATCGTACCAAAATCGTAGTGGCAGTCCACTATTTTCAGCTAGACGGGTTGCCAGAGTGGTAACTGCATCATAGCTGATTTGAGATGTTTCGTTTAGGTAAATTGTCGAGTATTCGTTACCTAGAATCTTTTCAATTCGTTCTTTGTCATCAACGCCGCCGAACCAAATTTCGCTGCCATTGGGCAACGTGATAAACCAGTCGGACTTGTTGTACTCCACTACTAAATGAGGGAAGCAAATCGCCAGAACTTTTGGTAGTGTGTCATACCAGATGGACGTTTTGACGTGATTAAATCTGAAACGGGCCACTAGGTGTCGGCTTTTGGTCTTCGCAGCCCGGATCAAGATGGATCGGATGATTATAAACGTTTTGCCAGATCGGGAGCCACCAAATAAAGCGGCTTCGGTGGCCGATGCCAATATTTTCGTTGCTTCTTTTTGTTTGAAGGTTCGTTTAAAGTCCATCTTCATCCGAAGCAATGACCATGCCAATCTGGCCGGTATGTTCTACCTGATCCTTGAATGCCTGTACATCAACGTGTTTGCCGACCAATTCCAGTGCGCGGAGCTTATCATAGCTCTTGATCTTCAGCTTATCGACCATGTAACGTTCGTCGCCCTGACCACGGCTAATTTCCTCAGTCGTGTACTCGTGGATGCAGTACCAATCGTCGTCGGTTGCTTCGCTAAAGTCGTAAACCGCATTCCCAAACCTATCTTCCTTGATAAATCTGCGAATATTGAAGTCGGCCAACAGCGCAGCGCGTTTGAGCACCCAATAGGCGTCGATCTTCATGACCTCTTCTTCAGCAGCCAGTTCGATCATTTTGTCGCTGTAACCTACCGCAGCCTCTTCGAGCTGGATATTGGCCCTTTTAACCGCTTCCTCTTGAATCTGGCCGATGATAACCTTGATCTTTGGAAGCTTAAAAAAGTTGTAACATGCTCGTTTGGACGTTTTATCTGTTTGGTTTGAAGTATCGTAAATTGTTCGATACGACTTGAGCTTGTTCCCGGTACGAATGAACTCCGCGATTGTGTTTCGCTGGTTATCGGTGTACTGTGTCCAATCGACTTTGATCTGCATTTCGGGGCTCTTTATACGCTACCGCCCCCGCATGTACCTACGGTGGCTGGCGTTAATTCAGTTTGTCAACTAACAGAAGAGGGTATTATCTACTTCTATTTGCTGTTTTCTACCTAAAGCCGTGATCATCAAGAGTGAGCGTTTAATCCCACATGGCTCTTTGAAAATTGCCTTCCAACCCTTAAGTGGACCGCTGTTAATCTCGACTGTCTCACCGCTTTTTGGAAGATCGGAGATTATGACCTGCTTATCGCCCAACCTTTCCTTGAAGCTGTCAATCACACCGTCAACGATTTTCACTAAAACATTGCCGAATGTGACCAAACTCCCCACGCCATAAGTGCTGTTGATTGTCGCGGCACTCGTTACAGTGGGATCGAAGTTTACAAAAAGATAGCCTGTAAACATCGGTTTTGTCATCACCACTACCTTACCTCGTTTAATCGTTTCAACCTGAACTTTCGGGTTGTATGTCTCGATCATCTGACTCAATAAGTTGTTTTCAGCCCGCTCTTGTTCGCCGTGTCCAGTTTTGGTTGTGACGACGTACCAATGCTTCATTTCCGGGCCTTGTGACTGTTATACGCGTAATTATACCATGTCCCGCGAAATTTGTCAAGTATTTCCGAAATTCTCATATATCTGGATGTCGTCTGGATATTTATCATAAGTAGGGATGAGAAGTATCCACTGGTCCAGAGCCCGCGTCCTTCGGGGCCTCTACGCAGCCGGGGGTACCCCTTCTCATCCCTCTCATACTCTCATACCTATTTTCCAAATGTTCGGGAC